GCCTAATGATAGAGTTCTCATTATAGATGGACTAAACACCTTTATACGGAGCTTCGCTGTATCACCGGTAACTAATGATAACGGAATACACGTTGGTGGTATATCTGGGTTTTTATTATCAATAGGGTATGCTATAAAAATGCTACAACCAACTCGCGTTATAATATGCTTTGATGGTAAAGGTGGTAGTCAGAGACGACGTAAACTCTTTCCTGACTATAAAGCTAATAGGATGGTTCGCACGAAATTAAACAGAACAAACTCCTTTGTAGATAAGGATTCTGAAGATCAGAATATGCAAATGCAATTAGGTAGGTTAATTCAGTACCTCGAGATATTACCTGTGCAACTAATCGCGCCACAAAATATTGAGGCAGATGATTCAATTGCATATTTATCTAAGCAGATACTAACTACTAGTAAGATATTTATAATGTCATCAGATAAAGATTTTATACAACTAGTAGATGATAGGATAGCTGTATGGTCACCAACTAAGAAGAAGTTATACTTTAAGGATGATGTTATGGAGGATTATAAAGTTCCTGCCCATAACTACTTATTGTATAGAACTCTAACCGGTGATAAGTCAGATAATATTCCAGGTATTAGAGGTACAGGTATTAAGACGTTACAAAAACGATTACCGATGCTCTTCGACGATACACCTATTACTATAGATGATATAATCAGCGAGACCGCAGATTCAAGTGTTAAAGTAATGCAGTCAATCCACAGTAATAAAGATGTTCTTGAGTTAAACTATAAACTAATGCAGCTCAATGAAGTGGACATTAGTGGTAGTAGTAAACATAAGATTTTAAATGTAGCAGACAATGAGATACCTAGGTTAAACCCAATGCAATTTAAGGTAATGATGATTGAGGATGCGATCACTGGAGCTTTCCGTAATCTAGAGTTTTGGTTGCGTGAGAGATTTACAGTATTAGATGCTCAAGCAGATTTATATAATAAGAGTTGCAATACCAAATAAATATTCATATATTATAGCACATGAGTGATACATTTCAAATATACGGGTTCAATTTCCAAGTAAAGCTACTAGCCTGCTTGTTTACAGACAAACCCTTTCTACAGCAGATAACAGACATATTAGATAGCGATTTTTTCGAATCTGAAGCAAACAAGTGGCTAGTAAAATCTATTATCGAGTATTTTAATGAATATAAAACATCTCCAACATTAGATGTAATGAAAGTTAAGATTGATACTATAGATAATACTATCTTAAAAGCGTCTGTAGTAGATACCCTGAAGGAAGTTGTTAGGAATTTTGAGGGTGATGATATAGATTTCGTAAAAAACGAAACTATAAAATTTTGTAAAAACCAAACATTAAAATCTGCAATTGTAGATTCAGTAGAATTATTGCAACGTGGTGATTATGATGCCATTAAGTTTCGTATCGATGAAGCAATGAAAGCAGGTACAGACAGAGATATAGGTCATGAGTACATGATTGATATAGCTGATCGCTTTAGTGAAACAACAAGGAAGACCGTACCTACAGGATGGGATTCAGTTGATCAATTAATGGATGGTGGCTTAGGTCCAGGTGAGCTAGGAGTGTTTGTAGCACCTGCAGGTATTGGTAAATCATGGGGATTAGTAAATGCAGCAGCGAACGCTGTTAAAGCTGGTTTAACAGTAATTCACTACACGTTAGAGTTAAATGGTGCATATGTAGGGCTACGTTTTGACTCCGTATTTACAGGTATAGCAGCACAGAACCTAAAATTCTACCAGGACGATATAAAGAAACGAGTTGACGAACTAGATGGTGATTTAGTTATAAAATACTTTCCAACTAAGACAGCTACCGTACATACATTAAAAGCTCACTTAGACAGATGTACTATGTTAGGGAAGAAGCCTGATTTAGTTGTAGTGGATTATGCAGATCTACTGAGAGGTACCGGTAAAGAGATACGGCATGAGTTAGGTAATATTTATGAAGATCTAAGAGGTATGGCAGGTGAGTATGAACTCCCTATATGGACTGCATCTCAAGCAAATAGATCAGCATTAGAAGATGATGTGATCGGCGCGGAGAAGATAGCAGAATCATATTCAAAAATAATGACAGCTGATTTTGTAATATCATTATCGAGAAAGATTGAAGATAAAATAGCAGGTACAGGTAGGTTCCACGTCATTAAGAATAGGTTCGGACCTGATGGGATTACATTCCCTAGTAAGATGAACATGTCAACAGGTCAGATAGATATATTCGATCAAACATCAGTTCAAGGTAAGAGTACACAAGGTCAGATGGATCAAGGAACTGAAGCAATGAGAAAGAGATTAGCAACTAAATATAATGAAGTAACACCAGCTCCAGAAAAATCAAAAGATCCATTTGAAAATTTACAATAATATACGTATATACTGATAATTATTATTACACCAAAAAGTAAAAACAGAATAAAGGAAGCAGGCAATGGAAATATCCAATCAGATTTTGTCAGACATCACTGTCTACATGAAATATGCAAAGTACATTCCTGAGTTATCGAGACGAGAGACTTGGGAAGAATTAGTAACACGTAATAAGTACATGCATGTAAAAAAATACCCTAAACTAAAGGATGAAATTTTAGAAGTATATAAGATGGTATATGATAAGAAGATATTACCATCTATGAGATCAATGCAGTTTGGTGGTAAGCCAATTGAAGTAGCTCCGAACAGAATATATAACTGTGCTTTTATGCCTGTAAGCCATATTGATTCATTCGCCGAATGTATGTTTTTACTGCTAGGAGGGACTGGAGTTGGATTCTCTGTACAACGCCATCATGTAGATGAGTTACCCTCTATTCAACAACCCTATCCTAAAAGAGCTAGGCGATTCTTAATTGGTGACTCAATTGAAGGCTGGGCCGATGCGGTTAAGGTTCTTATGAAGTCATATATGAACGGAGGTGGGAGTAGAGTTGAGTTTGATTATTCTGATATTAGACAGAAGGGTGCACAGTTGGTAACATCAGGTGGTAAAGCACCGGGACCTCAACCACTAAAAGAGTGTCTGTTAAAGATTGAAGGATTATTGAGAGAGAAAGGTAATGGAGAGAAGCTTACAACCTTAGAAGCACACGATATTATTTGTTATATTGCAGATGCTGTACTTGCTGGTGGAATACGTAGAGCTGCACTAATTAGCTTGTTTAGTGCAGATGATGATGAAATGATTTCATGTAAAGCAGGGGATTGGTGGGAAACTAATCCACAGAGAGGTAGAGCTAATAACTCCGCCGTATTAATGCGTCATAAGATTACTAAAGAGTTCTTTATGGATATATGGAAACGCGTTGAGCTATCTGGAGCAGGAGAACCTGGGATTTATTTCAGTAATGATAAAGAGTGGGGTACTAATCCGTGCTGTGAGATTGCATTAAGACCATTCCAGTTCTGTAATTTATGTGAAGTAAATGTATCTAATATAGAGTCTCAAGAAGATTTGAATGAGAGAGTAAAAGCTGCAGCATTTGTAGGAACCTTACAAGCTGGATATACAAACTTCCACTACTTACGTCAAGTGTGGCAAGATACAACTGAGAAAGATGCATTAATAGGTATATCAATGACAGGAATTGGATCAGGAGCCGTATTAGGATATGACATGTCAGCAGCTGCTGATATTGTTAAGAAGGAAAATACTAGAGTTGCAAAGATTATAGGTATAAATAAGTCTGCGAGATGTACTACAGTAAAGCCGGCTGGTACCACGTCATTAACATTAGGAACATCATCAGGTATCCATGCATGGCATAATGATTATTATATTAGACGGATCCGCGTCGGTAAAAATGAATCGATGTATCCATACCTAAAAGAGAATCATAGTGATTTGGTTGCTGATGAGTATTTTAGACCACATGATACAGCTGTTATTGAGATCCCGCAAAAAGCACCAGCTGGATCTATTTTGCGAACAGAATCACCATTCCAGCTTCTAGAGAGAGTTAAAAAAGTTGCAACTGAATGGGTAAAAGCTGGCCATAGATCAGGAAATAATACACATAATGTATCAGCAACAATCTCGCTAAAAGATGAAGATTGGGAGCTAGCAGGTGAGTGGATGTGGAAGAATCGGGCATCATATAATGGACTGTCTGTACTACCGTACGATGGTGGAACGTATACTCAAGCGCCGTTTGAAGATATTACCAAAGAACAGTATGATGAGATGATGGAATCGCTAACAGATATTGATTTATCAAACATTGTAGAATTACAGGATGATACTACTCTAGCAGGTGAACTTGCATGTGCAGGAGGCGCTTGTGAGATCACATAAAGGGATGTGTTGGATAGAGCTACTATATTATGGACTTCCTATATATTGAAAATATTAGGTAAAATATTTTGGTAGTCTAAAGTAATTTTCATATATTATATAAAAACAAATAAAGGTTATTATGGCAAAATATCAATCAACAAAATTATTTGACAACTACTCAGTAGCTATTAGACAATGGAGAGCTCAACACTCTCACTGTCAGCTGTTGCATGGATATGCTTTAAAGTTTAAAGTGTGGTTCGAAGCAGCTGATACAACTAACAATGATGGTTTAGATGAGATGAATTGGATCGTGGATTATGGTGGATTTAAAGATGCACCTATAGGAAATGGGTTGAAATCATGGATGAATGATATGTGGGATCACACTACGTTAATTGAGAAGGATGATCCGCAATTAGAGACATTTACATATCTAGAGGAATTGGGATTATGTAAATTAGTTATAATGGAGAAAATGGGTGCAGAGAGTTGCGCTAAATTAGTATTCGATCACTTTAATAAACGATTAGCATTAACTGATGGTGGTAGATGTAAAGTTGTTAAAGTAGAATGTTTTGAAAATGATAAGAACTCATCAATTTATAAGGAGTAGTTATGAAGATTAGTCACGAAGTACCCAAGGAATTATTTGAAGAAAGTTTAAAGTTTAATGATTATGATTATGCATTAGTTCACTTATTCGATAAAGATCCTGAATATCTACAGTTCTATAAGAATTGTGTAAATAATAATAGACATGTAATACTTGATAATAGTATTTTTGAATTAGGTGAAGCATATGATAATACCTCGTTTGCTAAATGGGTTAAAGAGCTAGCCCCTACTGAGTATATTATCCCAGATGCATTAGAGAATGCAGAGAAGACCTGTGAGCAAGCTAAGGCTTGGTTTGATAATTATTCTGATCTACCTGGGCGAAAGATCGGGGTTGTGCAAGGAAAAAACTACTCACAATTTGTAGATTGTTATAGGTTTTTAGATAATATAGGTGTTGATAAGATTGCAATTTCATTTGATTATTCATGGTATGAGGAAATAGTACCACATCCAAATAAGTATATGTCATGGATGTTAGGTCGCGCTACATTATTAACAAGGATGATGAAAGATGGTATTATTAATAAAAATAAACCTCACCATTTATTAGGGTGTGGATTACCTCAAGAATTCAGCTTGTACAGTGAATCAGAATTTAATTGGATTGAATCACTAGACACTAGTAATCCCGTTGTGCATGGAATGCTACTAATTCCCTATAGGGATTTCGGCCTTACGGATAAACTTAGCTTAAAATTAGCAGATAAAATTGATATAGATATAAATCCTACGCAGAGAGAAGTTATTGAGTATAATGTTAGAAGATTTAGAGATTTTGTAAATGGATAGATTACCGTGGATAGCAATGTTTAGTCAAACAGGCTCTGAAATAGCTAACATTGCAGAGAAGATAGATAGGTGGCCTGATTTAATTATCGTAAATGAGCGTAATATTGAGCGTACTATAGATAGTAGATTGCAGGGCAAGAACGTCGTGTTTGTCTCAAATACACCGTCAGAAGAGCAATTACGGAAATTATGGTTACAGCACAGTTCCCCAGTTATAACACTCCACGGTTGGTTAAGAGTAATACCTGAATCACTATGTAACGAGTTTGAGATATACAATGGTCACCCTGGGTTAATAACAAAGTACCCGGAGTTGAAAGGTAAAGATCCGCAAATTCGAGCTATCAAAGGATCATACGATGTAGCTGGATGTGTTATTCATAAAGTAACACCTGGTGTAGATGAAGGTAAGGTTTTGCGTTATAGGAGTTTTAGCATAAAAGGGTTGGTAGAACGAGAAAGTTTTCGTATATTTAGTGAAACATCATTGGAGTTGTGGGTATCATGGTTAACTAGAATGTTTGTACCTATACCACAATCACCGCATGAAAGAGGTAGAACATGAAAATAGCATTTACAGGAGCACAGAGTACAGGTAAGACGACATTATTAACTGAGTTAAAGAGTGTTGCACCGTACTCATATACATACACTTATATTGATGAGATAACACGTAGGATGATAAAGCGTGGAGTTCAAATCAACGAAGGTGGAGATGATGTGACGCAATTATTAATAATGAATAGTCATCTAAAAAACGTGCTAAGTGATAACGTGATCATGGATAGATGTGCACTAGATGGTGTTGTGTACACTAGGTACCTATACAATCGAGGTCAAGTATCTGAATGGGTTATGG